TGTCGTTGCTCCTCAGGAGACTGTGCAGCCCTAATGCGCCCGTAGATGTCTTGCTCGCGTTGAGCCATGTCAGTGTCGCGCAAGTCTGTCATCATGCCGCCACCTAATTTAAACGCTTGTTCTGCGGCTGTTCGTCCTCGTTGTTGACCGTAAGGAGTACCAGCAAGCTGAGTTTGAGCACGAGTCAGCATAGACTGTTGGAACGCTTTCTCTTCGTCAGAAAGATCCATGCTTGTACCTACGCCAGTAAACGCACCAGTTTCAGGATCAAACTGAGGAGTTGCACCAAAGCCACCACCCATTGTAGACGCTACAGTAAACGGCTTAAACTGAGACATTCCTACGGCTTGTTGTGCTAACCCGTAAGCACCGGGAACGTACATTTGTTCATTTGTACGAGGATCAGTAAAGAAAGTTCCTGCTAAAGACTGTTCACCAATCTTACTCAGCCGGTCTATAGCGTCTTTAGTTAGCAGACCGCCGCCAACAGCACCGCCAATTCCTAGTAGATTTGTTAACCATTCTGGCATCAGTAAGTCCCTCCGTCAATCGTCCCTGTAGACAGAGTTCCTGTAAACGTCAAGTTAGGTATAGTAACAGTACCTGTAAACGTCGGTGAAGCTGTGTTCGCCTTAGTTGCAACTGCAACCGCAATAGCGTCAAACTCTGTGTTAAATTCAGTGCCTTGAATAATCTTGCCAGCATCTCCAGAAGGCAAACTATCCTTAGCAGCAAAGTTAGTTGTCTTTGTATAGTTGCTCATAGTGTTTTACCCATTAGTGCTAATACGTTAATTTCTTGGAGAGATAAAGCAAAACCGTTTATTTCTGACTCAAGACCAATAGTAATAATAGTGCCAGAGCCTGTAGTGTTAACAGGAGGTCTGGTTGTTGTTGCTCCTCCGGTAAACTCAGCAACTGTGTACTCTGAAGCTGCTTCGTTAAAAAAGAAGGGAGTCTGGTTACCTACCGTAAACTCTTGTGTACTGTACGATGTACCAAAGTCATACGCCCACTTCATAAACACAGTAGCGCTGTTAGCACCAACCAATGTTGGACGTATTTTCTTTAAGAACTTAAGTTTAGACGGATCACCAAACGTCAATCCGGGGCTGTAGTACCTAAAGCGGTAACTGGAAGTCCTAATCGTACCTGAGTCGTTGTACTCATCTGCGTACCCTGCGTACTCACCTACGCCGTCCACAGTACCTACAAGGAGCGTACCGTCGTTCTTTCTCTCGTAAGACTTAAACGGTGCAGAGGTCCAACGTGTGACTCTGTAAGCGTTGTTCTCTAGTTTACCCTTGAGATCAAAGCAGTACGTAGTTGACCTGTCAGGAAACGTAATGAGGTAAAACGAGTTCTCAGGGCTGTACACAGACGCCGTTGGTGCAGTCCGTGTTTCAATTAAATTAATAATCTCAGACTTTATGTTTACACTTAAATCAGACAGAGGTAGTGACTTTTCTTGTATAGTCCTACCAAAACTCCTCAAGCCGTTTTGAGACATAAACAACACATCAGTACCTATGTGCTGTACAGAGTTTCTACAGATGCACCCAACGCCAGCAACGGTATCAGACAAAGCCATAATTGCTGGACTAACGGCGTTAGCGTACACGATAATGCTGTGCTTGCCTAAGATTAGCAGAGCGTTGTTGTGAGCAACCAGTGCCCGTACTTCGTCGTACCCATCAGGCCACGCCTTAGATACATCTATAGAACCACTGGAACCACCAGTGAAGTCTGTGCCTATCAGCAGGTCAGACCAGTATATAGTCTGTGTGTCTGCTGCGTTATCTACGATCCACAGTCTACCGTAAGCTGCTAGAGCCTCGTGGCAGAAGAAGTTACTATTAGTAGAACTGCCCGTTGCTGTGCCAAACGTCCTGAGTCCTGTCGCGTTGTCGTACACCAGAGGCTCTTGTCCACGCTGAAAGAAGTATGCCTTATCGTTAAAGTTTACTATCTTCCAGTTGTCTGCAGAGATTGTGTACGAACCCGGAGTAATGTCAGTAAGCGTGTCATCAGGATTAGTCGTCTGTGCAGTCTTAAATATCTTGTTGTTACCCGTGACAAAGACTTCCTCGTTACCTGCGTCATCGTAAAAGTGGTGCAGCTTAACAGCGTAATCAGTGCCCAGAGGTGTGTTAACAGCAGTTAACAAGTCTACACCCTTACGTGCAGCAATACGTCCACGCTTGTCAATCACAGCGTTATCAGCGATTTCAGCAAAAGACGGATCCTGTGCAATCGGAGAGTCTTCTGTGTTGACTCCTTTAAACGCAGGAGCAACTAAGTTAATACTTTGTAGCGGCTGTGCCATACGTCAGGCTCCTAGGGAGTGTACCAGATGGTTTCTTCAGGGTGCTTCTGTGCGTCCAGAGCAATCGCGTCAGACAAAAACTTATCAGCAATACCAAAGTACTCAGGTGCTGATGTACCGCCTGTCTCGCCACGCTCACGAGCTAACAGAGCTATCGCTAGGTGTATCACGGGTTGGGCAGGGATGGTAAGGTCGTCAGTGTCAGCACTTAAGTCGTCTGGCCTTAGAATACAGTTAAACCTAATGGTGTACGTGTCGTCTGGTTGAGGATACAGGTCAACTTGAGTATCGCCGTTAGAGTCAACACCGTTGTACGTGTAGTACTCAGGTATGCCTGATACGGGACTCTGGTTAAGGTACGCATCGTTAAACCAGTGTGCTGTCTGATAACTCATAAACAAATTAGAGCTATCGTTGAGTACGTCTAGTACCTTGATCCTGTTTTGTGACCCAGTGAGTACGTAGTTAAAAGTACCAGCAGACGTAGTAACAGTCAGGGTAGTCCTGAGTGCTGACCAATCCCAAGCGTCCTCTACCATTCTCTTGGCATCGTTTACTAAGTCACCCGCCAGTTTACTGTAGGTTGTATCTTGTACACTAGACACCTCGTCTTCACGTAAGCGTCTGAGGACGTTGTTTACTAAGTTTAAATATGTCATCTTATGCCATGCCCTCAAACAAACTTCGTTTAATTATGTTGTCTAGTTCAGCCATGTAGTCCTTCTGTGGTGGTGCTGGAGGCTCTGGTACAGCCTGTGGTGTGTAACTTATGCCAGCTAAGAACGGATTAAACATACCGCCACCACCGCCACCGCCACCGCCACCGCCGGTTGCTGGAGGAGGCTCAGGCCCGTCAGGGCAGTTTTCAGCAGTCTCGCATTGGCCTGTAGAGTCACAGTAAGATTGACCTTCAGGACACGTAGTACACTCTTTAGGGTTATCTGCGGCGTACTCAGCACAGGTACAGTCGTTACACTCTGGGGGTGCTTGGATACACTGGTCAAACCCTTCAGGATCTTCTATAAATCCGGGTTTACATTCGCCACACGAGCCGTCTTCGTTTGTTACTCTGTCTTGTTGGTCACAAGGTGTAGTGCCTGTACCGCAGTCCTCTAACGTAGGAGCCATAGTCCCGTCAGGACACTCTACACCGGTTCCCGAAATACAGGTTTTACCATCTTTACTTACTGTAAAGCCGTCAGGACAAACACACGGTCCTAGTTCTCCGTTATTAGTTGCATTTTCGTCGTCACACGACTCCTGTGGTGCTTGTTTTGATCCTACACATTTACCGAAAGTTGTGCTGTTTTCGTCGTTATCCAGTACGTAGTCCTGTTTACACTCACAGCCACCTTGTCCATCTGATTGAGAGTTAGGGTCTTCCTGTGTACACGGATCTGTAGTGTCTATGTCTTTACACGGCGCATCGTCTGGTCCGTAGCCGGAAACATTTTGTGCAGCACATATATCTACTATAGAAGTACAAACGTCGTACCCTTCTGGCTTGTCAAAGCCGCTCTTACAAGGACCACATCCACCGTCGTCACCTGCAGGTGGGTCTGCGTTTTCATCGTTACACACTAACTCAGGAGCCGGTGTCCAGTACATAGAACTGGAGAGGTCGTCTGCACACGGGTCATAGGTAACTGAATCACCGTTGTAGAAAAAAGCACCATCTTGGTCAGTATCTTCAGGTAAATACTCAGGTTCATTACCGTTTGTGCATTGACCACCGCTGACATCAATACAGAAACCTTCTGTGCTGTACTGTCCTTGCTGTGTAGTTGTAGAGTCTCCAGGATATTTACTAGGCTCCGCAAAACAAACTTGACCTACTGTTACACAAGCTGCACCAGCGATGCCACCTCTGCGTACTTGATTTGGATCGGGACACTCATCGTTGCCGTCATCAGGACCGGGTACTTCAACAGGTGGCTGAGTTTGATCGCAAGGATCGTAAGTATAGTTCTTTCCGTTACGTGGGTCTGTAAAGGTTCCATCTTTGTCTTC